GTCGAACTCCGGTACTTCCGGCACCACGCTCTTCAGATACAGTCCCATCAACTGCCCCTCGGCCTCGCCCAATTGGAACATCGCGCTGATCGGCGATTGCTGCCGCGCCGCCTGGTACAGTTCCGTCGTCGCATCGTCGTCCCGCGTGTACAGGTCCAGTGCCGCCGTCACGATGCGCTGTCCCGCTGAAATCGCCCGCACCCCGGAGCACGCCCCGCTCACTCCGAATTCCCGGTCCCGCGTGTCCAATGCGTTCTTCACTGTGACCGTCGCCGAAGTGATCGTGCAGAACTGCGATGGCCCCGTCCCCAACCACGCCTGCCCCATGTTCCCAGGCACGATCGAGTAGTCGAACTCCGCCACCGCTGGCTCCAACGGAAAGCTCTGCAATTGCGCCGCGCCCGCCTCGAAGCTCGCGCTGTCCAGTAAGTCCTTCGCAATCCCGCTGAAGTGGAATTCGTGGTAATCCCCATTCACCAGAATGTCCATCTGGTCCACCCCGGCTCCACATAGCAGCCGCTGCACCGCCGTCGCCGGACTCCAGTAATCGAAAATGCTCACGCTCTTCAACTCCGTCGCCGGACCGTACGTCACCGTCGCCGTGATCGCCGCTCCCACCGTCGGCAATACCTGAAACGGCGCATTCAGTTGTACCGTGTGCGCATCCACAATCGCCGCCACGAACCGGATCTCGCCCCCGCAACACACTGCCTGCCCCGCCACCAGCCCGTGCGCCGCGCCGAATCCCAGTCGCCCCAACGCTGTGCTCGATGCCACCGTCCCGCCTCCGAACCGCGCCGGACTCCCGCCCATCGCAGCCTCGAATAACGGACCGTATCCCGGCGCTGCCGCCGTCTTGTCCCAACTCGTCAAGTACGTTTGCAGCGTGAAATCCGTGCGCCGCCTCACTCCGGCCGGCACACCCGCGAACGTCCGGCTCCCCGTCTTGTCGCGCCGCGTCCCTGTTTCCACCGTCTGCTGGATCCCCAGCTTGATCGCCGGAATCCGGCTCGTGGCCGTGATCGATCCCACACTCCCATACCCACTCTCCAACGCCGTGTAGAATCGATTCGCGTTGGACGAAATATATGTAGACATGCTAGTTCCTGTTCACTCCAATCTGAAAAGTGACTTTTGCCACCTGTATGAAATTCTTCCCGCCCTGCTTCACCGGGCCGAACGCCACCTGGTATCCGCCGCCGTAGTACATCCCGTCGCCCCAATCGCCCCGGCTTCCGTCCAACATCCGCATCGCCGCATCCACATAAAGTTCCAGACTGTCCTCAATCCCTTCCAACCGGTCTTGCGATTGCCGCACCTCGATCGCCATCTCCACCTGCCCCGAAAATGTCTGGAACTTCTGCCGCAGATCGTTGACGATCTTTTCGCAGTACACGCTCACCGCCGGGTATTTCACGCCCAGTGCATGCTCCGCCATCTGCGCCGCCACGTTTTGTGCCCGTACCTGTGAGGTGTCCACCAGCCTCGCCAACTCCGGTTCTCCTTGTGTCACCGCCCCAAGGCCTGCATTCACTCCGCTCGGCCCCGTGATCCGCTCTAGTACCTTGCCCGTCGCCGCGCTTCCGATTTTGCTCGTCATCAGCCCCTCTGTATCGTCCGCGGCACTGGCAGCCAATAGCTCGGCACTTGCCCGCTGCCCGCCCGCCGTCCCGTGGTAGACAATGCGTCCGGCTGCACCCACGTCTGCCCCGGCGCCAAAGTTCGCGGATTCTGTATCGTCATCGCCGCCTGGATCGTCCCGCTGTAGACGTTCCATCCCGCCACCTTCGGCGGCGCGTTCGTCTCTACCGCGAAGGAGCTGCCCGAGACCTGGATCACCGCCGGTACCGAACTGGCCCCTTCTTCGCTCGCCGCGTTGGTCCACGCGATGGCCACGTAGTAGGCTCCGTCTGTCAGACCGCCCGCCGACGCCCGTACCGTCGGCGTTGCCGCCTGCTTCACCGGGTCCGCCGCGATCCCCAGCCCACTCCGGATCGCCTGGTCGTACGCCCACTTCACCCTCTCGCGGTATCCGTCCCGCTTCCCCCTGTACCGGTCGTTCAGTTGGCTGTTGTATGCGTCCCCGTATACCATCTCCAGCGTCCGGAAAACATGCCAGAGCTTGAGCGGGGGCGTCATCACCACCTGCTCGATCGCCGGTGGCCCGCTCAGTTGCCCCGCCACCCCAAGCCGGCCCAGCATTCCCGTCACCTCAACCGACAGTTCCTCATGCGCCAACCCGAGCTTCCTCGTCACGTCGATACCCTCGACCGTGGCCACATTCAATAACTGTGTGTCGTGCCCCCTCAGTTCTTCGATGCTCGTTACCGCGCAGTCCGTGAACAATGCCATCGTGTGCCGCCTACTCTTTGGTGCTCCGCGCCGCGCTCCGCAGCCGGTCAAGCTCCGTCGTGGACAATACCGTCAACTGGACCCTCGCCGCCGCCACCGCCCGCTCCGCCACTCGCTTCGCCTCCGCTGCCGCCTCGCGATGCGCTTTCGCCTCGTCTTTCGATGCCAGGCGGACCATCCCCTCCACCAGCAGTTTGGCAGCCTGCCGGCGCGCTACCTCGGTCTTCGTCCCACTCTTGCCCCCGTCCGCCGTCTCCATGCTCACCACCAGCGGAAACTCATCCGCAATGGTCGTTTCCATCTCCCGAATCTTCTGGTAATAAACCTGTAAGTCCATGTGCCTTCCTCTTCTCCTTAGTCTTTGTGGCATAAGGCTCCGCCTTGTGCATCCGAGCGAAGCTCGGACTCCCATGCCTCTTCTCTCGCCACTCTCTCCCCGTGAGCACCGGCATCCCGCCCCCTTTCAGCGGAGGGATGCCGGCTCGCTCCCTAGGTGTTCACCTGCACACCCGACGAGTTCCGCAGCACTCCGCACCCGTACAGCACGTCCACCGTGAACTGCTGCGCCAGCGTGTTCGGCTGGTAGCTCATCACCACCCGCATCCCGAAGTTGCCCAGCTCCGCATACTCCGCGATCGCGCCAGTCCCCGGCAGCGGCTGCGGCAGCCGCCGCACCACCAGGCCCAACGCGCTCTTCGTGAACGCCAGATTGTGCGTCGTCACCGGACTGCTCCCCGTCTTCTGCACGAACTGCGACCGGAATACGAAAAAGTCCTTGATCTTTCCCACGCTGCCGTCGATCAGCGACCGCAGTCCCGCGTCGCCCGCCGTCTGGAATTCGCTGAACCGCGGAATCTGCCGCCACGCCGAGTACGTTGCCGCGTCCACCACCATGAACTTCTGCTCGCTCGGCGGTACCTTCGCCAAAAACAACGCCGTCTCCGCCGCGTCGATGATGGCTTCCGTGATCGGCGTCGCCGCCGTCCCCACCGGACTGTTCGCCGTGAACCCCGCGTACAGCGCCAGCAGATCGCTTTCGATCTTCTGCGCGATCGCCGCCACCGCCGGCTCCATGTAGATCTTCAGCAGATCCGGCACCGCCAGCACTTTCGTCACATCCGGAATCTGGAACGTCGCTTCCGCGTGCGTGTTCAGCACGATCTGCGCGTTCCCCAAACTCGGATTCTGCGTCTGTACCGTCCCGCCTTCGGCGATGTTGTTGGCCACCATCGTCGGCGGTATCGGCACGTTTACCGTGTCGCCGGCTTGCGCCAGCACCGGCTCGTAATCGCGATTCACCAGGTTCCCCATCACCAGGTTCCCCACTAGCACCGGCAGTGCGTCCACCGCCACCAGTTTGACAATCGCATTCGCCACGTTACTCGAAGTAATTGCTGCCATTCGTCCTCTCCCTTAGTTAGTCCCGTCTCTACTGCACCCACGCCGCGGGCATTGCTGCCCTGCCATGGGCCTCTTCACAGCCCCTTCAGGGTCTGCGACGCCACGCGCACGATTTCCTCTCGTACCCGCTGCATTTCCTCGGCGCTCATCCCCGGCCGTATCCGCTCCAGGTCCACCGCATCCCGGCCTGCCACCGGTGCTTTCAGGCTCGCCGTCATCCCCGTGCCCCCGGCAATACGCGCCGGGAGAAACTCCGGATTCTCGTTTACGAATGCGGTCAGGTAATCCTTCAACGGCGTTTCGCCGGCCTCGCCACGGGCCACCAGCCGCCCGTCCTCGGTCCGCACGATCCCGTCCTGTACCGCTCGGAACGCAAGATCCACCTTTGCCACGCCCAAACGCTGCAGCTCGGCGCGCACCGTCGCACCCCGCTCCGCTTCCGCCGCCATCTTCCGGCTGCGCTTGTTCTCTTCCACCAGTTCGTTCATCCGGCGCTCCAGTTGCTCCCGGCGCCTCCGCTCCTCCTGCAACTCCGCTTTGTGCGCCGGCTCCGTCTTCGCCTGTTCGTTGTTCACGAACTCCTGTACTGCCTGCCTCACAATCGCCTGTATGTCGATGCCTTCCATATCCCTCCCATTCCCTTGCTAAATGTCCTCAGTAGGTGGGACAGACGATCGGTGTTTGTCGTCTGTCTCTTTTCTCTGCCTTCTTTGCGCCGTGGAGCAGCCTTCCCATGCCTTGGTGGGGCATGCTTCAGCTTGCCGGCCGGTCGAAGGCCGGCTACGCCCCCTACCCCGCCTCGATCTCCTCCGCCACCCGGTTCTTGATCTCCTGCCGCGCGTCGCACAAATACTTGAACGCCAGCTTCTTGAATAACTGCTTCTTCAGCGTCTCCGACGCGATCCCCAAATCCAGCAGCTTCCTGGCGTCGTCCAGTTCGTTGCTGAAATCGCCGATGTCGAATTCGTCCATCCCCGATACGTCGATCGATACCTCGTCCTGCCGCGCCTCCGCGATCCCTCGCAGCACCTGCTTCATCGTGTCCTTCACCATGTCCCCATACGCCCGCAACACCTCCTGCGTCACGCTGAAGTCCCTCTGCTTGCTGAGCGCGCTCATCTGCGCGTCCCCCGCGCCCGAGCCCCCGGCCTGGTTCATCAGATAGCAAACACGGTAGATTTCGTCCTTTAACCGGACCAGGTTTTCCGCTGCTATCTGATAAACCGTGCCCGCCGGCTCCGTCCATCCGAATCGGTCGTCTTTCCCGAGTTGGATGAAGTAGCTCTCCCCCATCAC